TTGTCGGGTTGGGAGTAATATCACTATCGTCGTCTCCGGTAATACCTGAACCGAACTGGAGTATTAACTGTCCGGAGGAATTAAATCGACTCACAAATCTTCTTGGTGTTTTTATTAAGCTTAAGCTTGTAGGTACCAGGCCTTTATCGGATTCAGTATTAGCAGATTCAGCAAAGATAGTATCTTGACCTAAGAACGGAACTTCATACCACCTATTAGTACTGTCATCAGTTACATCTAAAATTCCAATTATGTCTGTATCATCGATAGTAACTGTGGCAAATTTTTCAACTTTATCAAATGTTTGTGTTAGTGTGACGATTTCAGCTGAAAAAGCTTTAGCTTTCTTAGTCAATGTAAACTCTTCTGGATCTCCAGAACCATTAAAGCTCGTAATACTAACTATTGTTGGATCGTAAGAACTAGAAAAATTAAAATCTACTGGTTTTTGTAGTACGAATTGAGTACCGTTTCCAGATGAAGCTTTAAATACAGTATTAGCTTCAACTATAGCTTGTCCGTCTGTAGGGTATTGAGGTGCTCCGGCACCGTTACTTAGGATAGTTAATGAAATGTCTAACTCTACTTCAGCTGCAGAAGTGACTTTAGGTCTATAACCCATCATATAGGCTAAGTTATAAAGGTTTCCTGGGTTCTTAGCATGCTGTAAGAAAGTTTCCTGTAGTTGGGTATCTTGGTAAAAAGAAAGAACATCTCCAACATATGATGCCATTTCTATAAACATCATACCTGGAGAGGTAGGGGAGAAGTCGTTATAAGAGTCAGGGAAATAGTTTTTAGCGTACTCTATTAATTGACCTCTAAAGTCACTAAATTCTCTATTGATATACTTTATGTCTCTTTCTTGGGCCATTACTGTTCTATGTTAATTATAATCTCGTCTTGAATGTCTGATTCTGTAACTCTGTATTTTAGAAAGGTTACAAATGTACTGGTGTTAGGTTCGCTAGTGATTTGAAGTTCAAGTATTTCAATTCTAGGATCATAGACGTTAATTGTATTTGTTATGTCTGCTTTAGCTCTTCGGAGAGTGTCTTCAGTTATATTCTCAAATAGATACGACCTTAAGCCGGTTCCTAAGAAAGGGTTTAAGTATCGCTCTCCTTTACCGGTTAATAGTAGGTTGATTAGATTGTTTTTTGTTGCATCCTTAGACGTATATGTAGATTTAAAAACCCCTCTTCCAGAAAACGGTAGAGAGACTCCAATAGCCTTTCTAGGCTGTAAATCTAAAGGGTCTATACGTTTTACGTTAAAAGCCATTATCCACCCATTCTAAACTTGTCTTTTTCAACTGATTTATTATAAACTGCTGCTGCTTTACCTACAAAATCTAATTTACTAATGTCTAAACCGGGTTGAGGACCGGATGGAGCAGTTATAGGTATTGAATTGGAGTTAAAATTGATAGACTCCATTCCTGATTTCATACTACTTCCCACTACATTTTTAAAGTCCTCTCTAGTCATGCTCTGTTGTGTCATATTAAGCATCTCCATTATAGGATCTCCAGATTTTTTAGCTTTCTTAGCTAACGGTTGGGGAGCAGGTTCAGTAGTTGGTGTGGATGCATTAGATACAGCTTCATTAAGAAGATCTTTTAACTCTTCTCGTACTGCCTCTCTTACGGCTTCTTTTATAATGTTTTTTAATTGATTTACCTTCATACTAATAAATATGGTTTACTTAAACTTGTGAATTATCTATTCTAAATTTAACTTGACGTTTTAGAACTCCTACTGAGGAGCTAAAGGAGCTATCGCTTTTATACCTGGTTACTCCTTGAAGAGTTTTAGCTATCGCTTGTCTTTTTGGAGCACGAGTAAATTCAGATTCTACCTGAGTTATACTGATTATATACTCTGTTCCGTCAGGTCCTGTATAACGTTCTTCCTCGTCGGTAGTTGATTCGTCCTTTAGTTTATTCTCATTTTGTAAATTAGAGCCAAGTCTCTTGTTAAAGTCATCAATACACTGTGCAGCTTCTTCTGGGGTACCGTTTACAATGCTATCTATACATTCTGCCGGAAGGTCTCCATCTGCTAAAGCGCAGAACTGTAATGCTATATCTACCTTCTTACTGATTTGTTCAGCGAATTTTAAGATTTGATTTAGTGAATCTGCTTGTGCAAGTAAGCCTTCTATAGTAGTAGCGCTGTTTTTTAATTGAGTACTAAATTCCTTGACTAAAGTAAGTATATCTGAAAAGGTGGTCGTAACTCCGGCTGTAAGTGCTAGTCCTGGAATGGGTAATCCCTTTAGTACTGTAACTACGCTTGATAGAGCGCCGGCTCCTTGTTTTAGCGGAGGTATAATACTTCTATACCTATTTAGCCTTTCCGCAATATTATTAGATAGTTCAGATATGTTATCTAATTGATTCTTAATATTTTCTAGTTCTGCGTCAGAGGGACAGCCGTCTTTGAGTTTCTCTTGTATAGAATTTAACGAACTACCTACTTTAGTTTGAAACTCTCCTTTTAATTTTCCAATTAGACGAGCGATAGAAGAATCTAGACTTGTTTCTGGGATGTTAACGTATGGCATTATTCAGTGAATACTTTATTGGATTTCAATGTTTCAAGTTCACTTTTAATCTCTAGTAACCTAGGGGTAGCTTCACTAGCTGCTGCAACTAGTTGGGTAGAGGCTAGATTCGGTGTTAATGCTAGGTCGTGAGAGGATAGAATATCAAGTAATACGTCTATTAGTGAGTTTAATAATTCAACGCTACTTTGTCCTTTAAGTACTGGCTGTTTTGCATTAACTCCGAGGTAGATAGAAGGGCTATCTAACTGAATATACTCTGAACTATCTATATTTACCGAATTACCGGAGAGCCCGATTGAGTTTACTGAGTTAAGGAGTAGATGGTCGTCTTTAGAATGTAGCACTACTCTACCGCTATCAATAACTACTTGTCTACCTTGAAATATATTTAAATCATCTGGTTTAGTACTCCTATAGGTGTCTTTTTTATCAGAAGATTGAGTTAAGGGTACTGTGTGGTTAGAGGTCATATAGATAGAAGCGTCATCCTTATCTATATTTTCAACGTAGTTTTCGAATATATCTGCTTCAGGATCTTGACCTACTCTAATTATACTAATAGGTTGACCGTTGTTAGAGTCGTTAGTAAAGGTATTCTTAGGATGCTTGTATCCTGATAGTCTTATGCTTTGTCCGAGTCTTCCCTCAATATAAAGATCGCCAGGGAAGGGTTGGAGTGTTACTACGTCTTCTCTTTCAACTACGTCTTTACCGAGTTTAGCCTCGGTTTTGCCGTTAATGATATCCGGTAGTGCGTTATGGTGTGCGTTATTCCAGAGGTTTAGGGGCTTAATATAATAATCACGGGTGCTATAGGAGTTTTCATTAACTGAGTTAGAGGGTTCGTTTACTATCTCTACTATTTCATCTATAAGAGGAATTCTTTTGAGTACAGATTCTCCACAATAAGCAAATGGTAGATTTTGAGGATCTATTTCATCTTGGTTACTTCTGAGTACTTTGTATCGAATACCATTTATAGCGTCAAGTTTACCGAACTCTTCAAAATCTTGATGAGAGCTATCAAGAACTATATCAACTACTCTTGCGAATACACGCTCTCTTTGCGGTTGCGATTGAACGTTACCGGAAGTAAAAAAGCTACTAGCATTAGCAAGATTGGGATTATACGCCATCCTCCTCCTCTTCAGAATCCATTTCTTGTTGAACAGATTCTATCTTCTCTTCTATACTATCTTCCGCTTCAATTAACCCCTGTAGATCTATAGAGTCAAACCAATCGCCTTCGTTACTACCTTTCTGTAGAGATGTCTCCAGTCTTTGTACGATAGTAGCAATTTTAACCAACTGCTCATCGTTCTTTACTCCAATTTCAAGATACTCTTTTATCATAGGTACAACAAGTGTCGCATCACCTACGTCTTCTATTAGAGGTTTTAGTTCTGAAATGAGAGTTGATATTTGTTTATCTTTCTTACGAGAATTGTCGTAAATTTCAGAAAAAAGATCAGATAACGATTTACCTTTGAATATTTCAGTCTCGAATCCCATGGTTTTTACTTATAAATATAAGAGGGATATATATTTTACCGATATAGGAAGCCTTCGGCGTATCTTTCGTTGTACAGTTGGTAAAACCTTTCTTTTAGTACTTTTATCACTCTAGTTAGGTGCGGAGTTTTACAGTCTGTTATCTCTCTAATATATATGTAGAGCGCTTTTTTCTTAAATATATCAAGATCCCGTCTGGTTTTAAATATAGTGAGGATAGCATCGGCAATCTGTCTGTCTGAGTCTTTAAAGAAGAGTTCGTCGAGTTCTTCATACATCTGGTTAGTATAGATGTCAAAGAACTGCGTTAGAGAGAGGGCGTCTTCGTGTACTATCTCGTCCGGTGCTTGAATATCTTGTTCGTACTCGTCAAACGTGCCTTTTTTCTTAAGTTTTTTATAGTTCTTATTATTATAGTTAATAAGCCATCTCTTAATAATTGTACCAAAATAAGAGTAGGATTTAGCACCTTTTGATGGATCAAACTTATCTATTTTCTCCTCAATAACTAAAGCTATTATCTTATGCTTTAAATCCTCTACATCATCTACGTCTGTGTAGTAGAACTTGAAGGTATGTATTATATTTTCGGAGAGCTTGTAAAAAGGGTAATGTAGATAACGTTCAAAGATTTTAGCTTTTTCCTCTGCGTCGTCCGTACTGTTGTAGGCTATTATGTAATCGTCAACTTCTCTCGGCCAATATTGATTGTTTTTCTTTTTTCTCGGCATTTTCCACCTCTAAGGTGTACCTATTAAGATCAGACTGTATATTCTTTAAACCTTCAAAAAAGAACCCTACTTCATCATCTGACTGAAAGGAGCCTTTAGCGTCTAGTTCTTGAATACTTCTGTTACTCTCTAAGATTGTGTTGTTTATTTTTGTTAATAGTGACGTCTGTAGCTCAACTGCGTCCTCATATGCTTCTAATTTACGAAGAAGATTTGTAATAACAAACAAAGAAATTAAAAAAAACAAAGTTACTATAGTACAAATAATTTCAAATAACATTTTATATATTTTTAATTATGTTAGATAGATTTTTAGAACCCTTAAGTTTTTTAGGACCTTTTTTTGTTTGCTTAACGACTACCTCTTGTGTTTCATCTTTAGTACTATACCAATTGTCGTACTCAACTTTTGATGCTAAGTAATCTGCTTGATGTAAGATATTTACTATATTAGTTCTAAATTTAGAATCTGGGTTGAATCCTGTAAAGTAGGCTTTGTTGGCATCATCGTAAACACCGTCATGAAGTCTTATAGCCATGTACTCATTATGTGATAAGCTAATGCCGAATTTCTGAAGTATATATAGTGATCTGTCTTGAATTAACATAAACGGTAGCTCTTTATTGGGAGTATACTGCTCGTTTAAATTCTTTTGACGCCATTGGTCTGTTTGACGTAAATAACCTTCTTTCTCTCCATCTCCTACTTTACCTAAATCATGGAATAGAGCAGAAAATACTAATTCTTCCTCAGTAAAGTTTATATCCGCACCCATTTCTTCCCATAGGGCCTTAGTTTTAAGGGCACAATACACCACTCGATTTACATGGTCTATATACCCTCCAGGGAAAGCGTTGTGGAAGTGAGACTTCCCAGAAGCAGGAGCAAGTACCATTTTATCCTCAAGGCAACTCAACATCTCTAGTACCTGCTCCCTTCTTCCTTCGTCTACAAATTTTTCAACAATAGCTAAATGTCTTTCCCAATTTTTTTGTATCTGTTCGGCTTCCATTAATCTTGAACTTCTCTATTAAGTAAGGTCTGTATGTTGGAAGTAATTTCAAGAATTTTTGCTATAAGATCAAAACCTTCTTGCGATTCATTACGCTTAATATGGTAACCTACTTTTTTGATTTGAGCCTCAATACGCTCAATATTTTTTTCTATAACTTCTTTATTTCTCATATATAAATATATTATTTAATAGATATGTTATATAGAATATATTATATATTAATAATAGTACCTAATAACTCTATAAGAAAAATATGAAATAAAATTACTAATAGCAACTTTATATCGAAAAAAGTTAAACTAGTTCCATTTCTGGGTAGTATAACTTCTTCACTATGTTAAGTAATTTATGAATTATAACGCATTTTTCATACTCTTCTACTTCGATGAAGTGATCTAAGTACTCTTTAAGGGAATTTTCAACAGTTCCGTAACCTAAATCACCGACAGTATCAAAGAACGGTTCTAATTTACGTACACCTACTTTCTTAAGGTATCCATACATCTTGTTAAAGTATTTAACTTTTACCTGCATACGGATATCTTCATACCGTTCTCCCTGCTTATTTGTGAAGATTTCATCTAACTTCCAATAATTCTCTATACCGCGTACAGCAGTGTTGAGTAAAATAACATCTCCATCCATAACATGCTCTAAACCAGCATTTCTGTAAATTATATCATCTCCTTGATTGAAGACTTCAAATATTATATCAACGTTCATATCTTTCATATTAATAAATATAGGCAATTATAACCCATAATAAAAGTTGAGAAATATCTTTTTTCTACTTATCTTAATTGTATATGAACTTTAAAACAAAAGGTTATGACAGTTAAAAGATTAGATATTATTACTGAAGAAGAAGCAGAGCAGCGTGGACTCTATACCTTACAGGAAGATCCACTCGCTCCTGATGTATCTCACGCACGATACTTCTCGCTTACACCTCATCCAGACCTAGAGTTACGTAAGCAAGGATGGGAAAAAGTTACTTACTACGTTGACAGAGAGCAGAATAAACATATGTTCGAACCTGGAAGAGGCTCAGAATGGGTGTACGTACTATCCAATCCCTCTTTTTCAGGTATGTTAAAAATCGGATACACCAAGAACGCACCAGAATTACGTAGTGAGCAGTTGTATAAAGGCACCGGAGTGCCTACTCCCTTTAAGTTAGAGTTCGCCAAGCAGTGCCTTAATGGCGAAATGCTTGAAAGACTAACTCACAAGTACTTAAAAAAAGACAGAGTAAACAACGAGCGAGAGTTCTTCTATACAAAACTCGACGATGTAATTACAACTATAAACAAGCTTCACGCAGACCTCGAGGCTAATGAATGGACTATATGAAAGAAAATTATTCTCCTAGCGACTACAAACAAAATACATGGGAATATGAAGACGACGATGCCGAACCTACGCAAATAGAGCTTAAATACGAAACATACCGTAGAGTTTACCTATGGGATCTAGACGAACCACTCCCATTAGAGGAGTTTAAACGAAAATTAGAAGAGGACGAAAACTTTAGAGCAGTGTGGGGGCCGAGAAAAGATGAATAAAGACGCGCCGCCGCGCTTTTTCGCGCAGATTTTAA